ATAAGATAATAGTAAGTATCTAAAAAGTAAAACTATAATTAGAAACCTAGGTATACTCCAGTCTGTTTTCATTGCTAGTATTGCGCCAGTCGCAAAACCCCAATGTAAAGTTATGAATAATAAAAACATAGATGTTATCATTCAAAAAAACTTTCTAAACTAGCCTTCTTTTCATAAGACCAGCCAATTGAGTTTAATATAAAACTTAACGGATCTAAAAACGTTTTTTGAAATTGTAAATCATAGTTAATATATTTTTGTAATTGAAACTCTTTAGGTAACTTTGTTAAATAACTTACTACATTAAACTTGAATGGATTAGGTTCATTCAATAATAAAAATTTAATTTTATCACCCTCTTGTATTTTTGGATACTTGTTTTTAAGTTTCATTGAATTTAGATAATGATTATAAATTAAAGCACCTTTTACGTGTATTGGCGTACCTTTTATGAATATATCTGATGAGTGTTTATATTTAATTAAATTATTACAAGACCTAGGAAAAGATATTTGTTCTGCTGTATAGTTGATAAATTCTTTTCTAAAATTTTCAACAAAATCAATTAATGTATTTTCATCTTTATTCATTATAATATTGATGGCTTGTTTTATTTTAGTTCTACATACTTCAGGTGTTGATGACCTAACAGCTTCAATACCCATAAGTTTTAATTTTGGTTCGTCAAACGTAATACCTTCTTCATCTAATACATTTAACATATATCTTTTTTTAGTAGTCCATATACCTTTGTTTGCAACTACTTCTCTTTTCATTACCATTCTTTGTTTAAATGCATTTGTATAATCTGCCAATTCTTTAAAACATTCATCAATAAATTTTTCTATTCTACTTTCAACAACCTTATCTATAAATTTTAATACTTGTTTATCGTCTTTTCCTTGACAAACTTTATCTACTAATTTTTCAAGCGTAATATAAATTGAATCTGTATCTGAAGCAATAACGTAATCATACTTATCGTGTGTTTTTAAAATCTTATTAAGATATTGATTAACTCTACTTTCTATAAATCTTATAATAAACTGGCCTGCGGAAGTTATTGCTGTTGCTTGTCTTACATCATAGTATCTAAAATATTGATTACCTACTGCACCATAAGCAGAGTTTAGTGCAATCTTTTTAGCCCATTGTATATTATGATAAGTTGCAATCTTTTTTTCAAGTTCTTTGTTCTTTGTTTTTTGAAATTCTTGTTTTGCTTCTAACATCATTCTCTTATATCTAGCACGATCATTATACATCTTATCTAAAATGTTAGGTAAAAAACCTTGTTTATCATTTTTAAACATAGCGCCATTTGGTGTTATACAAACACCTTTTGTTTTTAAATAACCTAATTCTGTTTTCTTAAACAAAAGATTTTCTACATTTATACCATTTGGATTAACTCCTACAATTTTTTCTGGTGAGATATTATACTGCATAATAAGATGTGGATATAGAGAATTAATATCAAATGAAACAACCCATTTATGTAAACCTGATAAAGGTTCTTTAACATAAGCGCCTTCGTATTTTTCTTCTTTGACATTTTCTTGTCTAGGTGGTACAACTATATTTCTTTTTTTTAAATAATCGTATATGATAATATCCCACATTCTTACTTGCGAGAATACATCATTGTAATTAACTTTTGCTTCATATGCCATAGTTAATACTAATTCAATAAGACCTAATTTATCTTCAAGTCTATCAACAATTTCAACGTCTTTAATATTATAATCAATAAATGATTGAAAATCTTTTGTATACCATTCTCTAAATGTATCATACGGGTTTTCATCTTTTTGTAAACCAAGTTCTACTTTACCAATATAATCTAAACGATAACTTTCTTGTTTTGCTGGAATAAACTTTTTGTAAAGGTCCAAGTAATCTAACATAGTTATTCCATATAATTCATAAGCTGTTTGTGTTCTGCCTCTAACAACTATTTCTTTTCTTTCAATCAAACTCCAAGGTGACATTCTTTTTATAATTTTATCACCTGCGATATTTCTAATTCTATTCATTAGATAAGGTAAATCAAAAAACTTTGTATTCCAACCTGTGATTACATCTGGATAATTTTTAATCCAAAACTCTAAAAACTCCCTCATCAATTCTTTTTCCGACTTACATCTTACGTAAGTCACGTCTGTTCGATCCGTTTTAAACTCACCTGTACCCCAAGTGATGATTTGTTTATTTGATTGATTTTTAACTGTAATCGCTAGTAGTTCTTCTGTTGGATTTTCTACATCAGGAAAACCATTTTCCGCACTACACTCAATGTCAAGTGTAAATATTTTTATTTTATCCTTGTCCCATTGTACGACTTCGGGAAATTCTTCAGTTGTATATTGATATTGATAACGCTCCATACCATAGATTGGAGAGCTATCTGTTCTGTATGTTTGTCTAAATTGTCTTGCTTTTGATATAGAATCAAATTGTATAGGTTTTAAATTTTGACCTTCTAAAGTTTTATAATCCGTGTCTTGTTCAGAAGATACGTAAAAGGTAGGTTTAAAATCTATCTTATCTTTATACTCTTGTCCTTCGTGTATACCACGGACAAGTAATTTACCTTTGTGTTCAATTACATTTTTATAGAAGTTCATATAATATAATTTTTAATCAAATGTGCTATCAAACCATTGTGTTTTTGAGTTAATACTATTTGACAAGCCAATCTACTTTTTTTAGATTCAAAATATGGTTCATATTCTAATAGTTCAAGTTCTGCTGTTTCTTCTGGTATTGATTCGTAATATCTTTCATCAATATGTACGTGGCAAGTGGCACAAGCACAACTACCACTACAATCTGCTGGTATTTCAGGTATAGGTACCTTTGCGTAATCCCTAGCAGCTTCCATCAATGTTGTTCCTTCTGGAACATCTACTGCTATTTTAGATCCATCACGGACAAAATAAACAGTAATCATTATAATTTAGGTAATGTTGATTCCGTTATTAAATTAGGTTTACCTGTTATTATACTACTTGTATTTTGTTGATATGATTTTAATATCTCATCTTTAGGTTCAATTGTAGTAATTATTTTATCTGCCGATATTTTTACTTTATCATCTTTTGAATAAGGCATATATGGAGTTAACATTAATTTTACAGGTTGACCTGGTGCTGATTGTGTAGGAATAATTACAAATGATTTTGATATTTCTACAAACTTATTATCTTCAGAAGTTATATTTCCTATAACATCTTCGCCTGTTACTAGTCTTATTATTTTTATATTCATAATAACTTATTATATACTATTTTTTAGTTTTTGTCAAGGTAATTTGAAACATAATCTATGTTTTCTTCACATATTATTTCCATATTAATACTTATACGCCATTCTTTTGATTGATGTACTGTGGCATCGTGTACCAAGTAATTAGGAAAAAATATAAGTTCAAAGTTTTCTGGTTGATAATATAACCATTCATTATTAACTTGAAATTTTATAGGTCCTGATAAATTTCTATTTACTTTTGGTATATTTAAATAATAAACAGAATTTATAGTAGAAGTTTTTAAATGATTGTGAGGAACAAAATCGTAATAATCTTCATTAGTTACACAAGCCCAACTAGTTGTTTTACTTTTTTCTGAAACTTTAAAATCACCAAATAACGTTTTAGCAGTATTAAAAAATTTTTCATACAAATTTATTAATAAATTATTATGGTCATAAAGTATTTCAAAATTAGATTGGGTTTTTAAAGAGTTTGGTTGAGAGTCAAAATAATCTTTTGAATCTAAAATTTTTTCTATAAGTTTTTCTTTTTCAAAAGTATTAAATTTGTGAAAATTTTTTATACTTAAAACTGGTGCATTATTAAAAGGAACATCAACTTTAATCATTGTTACTTTTCAAATCCAATTTTATCCTCTTTACCTTTTTTTTCTATTGGTCTTAATCTTTTACTTAACACAAAAGTTCTATTTGGATTGACACTAATATTCATTTGTCGCATTAAATCTCTATTAATTAATATATCTGAACCTGAACGAGGTCTACTATCTAAACCTACCTCTACATTTTTGTATGTAAATCCATTGAAAGTAATATCCATCAATATGGTAGGTCTGATTTCTGATGGTTCTTCCCCATCTGCGTTTGCCCTATAAACTTTACTTGTACCGTGTCTTGGTTTGCTGAAAGTTTTACCATCATATTTCCATTTTATAATTTTACCTTCAGACTCTAAAATTTCATCAGCGTGTAATGCACAAGCAAGTGAACCATTGCCCGTATCAAATTTTGCTCTAACTTTTCCTATTTCATCTAATTCAACAGTTTCTAACCAACCACATTCAGAAGCTGCTTGTCTATCCCAATGGCTTCTTTTTGATACCCAATCTATAATATCATACATTAATTCCTCGCCACCGATAGCGCCTGATGGTTCTGGTTCTGAATAGTAATCTTTATATTGATAGCCTTCGTATTCGGCACCTGAACCTGGACTACCATTGATTTCTAAT